TTCCTATATCTAAAACATTACCTAATGCTAAAACAAAGTCGATTGAATCTGATGATGCTAATGTGCTTGAAAACGTAAGAGTAGAACCACTAACAGTGTATGAGCTACCAGCTTTTTGGATTGAACCATTTAGTGATACCAAAAGATGATTTGCTGATTCTGGAACAAAAGCAACTGAATCTAATGTTAAACTATAACTTGCTGTCGCTGATGCTGTAAGATTATCCAGCATATTGTAAGCACCAGTCTGAGGTTCTTTGCCAATATAACTCATAATTTATCCATTTCTGCTTTAACTTTTGTCCATGTGATTTCACTATGAGGACAAGTTGTAGTGGATATAATGCTACCTCCCTCATCTTCGCCTGTTTTCCACATAACAGTTTCAAAATGTTCTTCAGTGCTTAAATCTTCACCTATAAAAGTCCACTCAGCACCAGACTTTAAAATTTCTACTGCTTGTGCAAATTTATTAATATTTGCAACACTCATGCTAAGACCTCTAATGCTATAATTGTGTTAGAGCCACCATTACCACATCTTACAGTGCCACTTGAACCTGATCTTGCTATTTTTATAGTGTAAGTTTGTTGTGAGGTACTATTGGGACTATGAAGAATACTTTGGGACACATTACCTCTATGTGACTCTGATCCTGTGTTTGATAATCCTCTACCCATTTCTTGTAAAATTTTATCTTCAGAACTAGTTATTTCTGTGCTACCCACAAAAAATCTTCCAGCTAATCTTCCATCGCATTGGTCAACTTCACCTATAGTTCCTAATAATAAAACCTTACTACTTGTTGCACTTGGAGTTATATTAACTGTTGTAATAACTGAGTAAGATGTAGAAGATGTTGTCACAACACCAGCAGACGAACCAGCAACAACTTGACCTATCTTACCAGCACTTACACCTGTTAAATTAGCACCACTTATCGCAGGTAAAGTTCCTGTAAGATTTCCTGCAGTCAAAGAGGTTAAGTTACTGCCGTTTAAAGCTGGAAAAGTTCCAGAAGTTATTTTTGTTGCTGGTAAATCTGGTATATCAGAAAGTGATAATGGAACTGTTGCTGGTTGAACTCCTATAAATCCCATGTTTCCTCTATGTTATTTCTAATATGCTTAATGTTGCGTCTATTTTAGCTGTTACTGAACAATCAATTTTTAAAATGTCAGTAGCTTGAATAACAATTTTACCACCTGTTAAAACTTCAAGTGTTGTATTCGCTGGAATAGTAACATCTTTGATTAATAAAACTGTTTCGTTTGTTTCTGTATCTGATGTATCTGAAACTAATTGAACATCAGCAGTTACAGAAGTAGTATGAATATTGCAAAGCATAAGACCAATTACAACAGTCGTTGTAGAGCTTGGAACAGTATATAAAGTTAAAGGTGTTCCTGCACTCGCTGGCATAGCTCCATTTGTTTTTACTTTAAAAGTATTAGCCATTTATACTCCTATCCTAATGCAATCGCTAAAGGTAAAGCATTTGGATCAGCTTCAGTTATAGTTCCTGTTACCGACATATTGCTAGTTATTGCGTTGCTTGAAATATTAACTTGTAATAATTCAATATTATCTGTTCCGTCATTCATTTTTAATTTTAAAACTCCACTTGTTGCTGTATCTACCCATAAAGTACCCGCTACTACTGATCCAGGAGCAGAACTACCACTATGTTGCGAATTTAAAGCTGTTAAAATATTATTTAATTCAGTTCTAAATGCAGAAAATCCTTGGTTTGCTAAACTTACATCACTTACTTGTGCCATATCTAATCTATATCCTTTTCTTTTTAACTTTGCAACCCATAACCTTTAGCAATATAATCAAAAGTTCTATCTACTGCTGATCCGCTTGAATTGACAAATGCAATAGTAAAACCATTTACAGTTTTTGAACTAATTGTAAATATATCACCTGTTTGCATATTTTGTGCTGCAATACCAATCGCAGGAACTGCAAAAAATGGATTTGTATAAGTTATTGTTCTTGATCCAGAGGAAGTTGTCAAATCATTTTGAGCGAAAGTTCGTTCTTCCATATTTAATTTTATAGAAACAGTTTTTACATTACTTGATGTTTGATCATCATCATTAGTAAGTTTTAATCTAAATTTTGCAAACTTAAATTTAAAAGTTGCCGATTGAGTTACATCTACAAATGATGTGCAATTTGCTAATGAAGTATTTGATGTTGCGATTTGAACTCTATGAAATGCGTGTATTTGTTCAGTACCGTCAAAAGGTGCTTTTGCAGAATCAAAAAATAATGCTCCTCGTCCACTATCAAATAAATCATATGGATTTTCTGCGTCTAATGTGATTGTTGGCTCAATGTTTCCGTCATAAATTTGTGCTAGTGATAAACTGTTAGTAAAATTGTAAAACCCTTTTGCGTCCCTATTTGTATTATTAAAATTAGGATTTGATGTTGTATCAGTACCTCCTAATTCGAAATCACCGCTAGGACTATCAAAGTTTCCAACTGTATCATCAAAATTTGTTACAGTATCTAATGTAAGAATAGTATCGCCTGAAGTATCTATTTTTACTGCTAATGGTAAACTTGCGTCCATATTATCAGCAGCTGTAAATATATTTGGAGTTTCAGTAAAAGTACTAACTAGAGTATATGCTTGTATATCAGATATATTTGTTGTGACTATTGTAGCTTCAGCAGAAGTATTTCCGTTCTTATCAACTGCTTTTATTAAGTATGATCCGGTGCGTGCAGGAACAACAGCATTATCACATTTTCTTCTTGGACATCTTACTAAATTCGTTGAATTAAGCCATTTTGCGCCTGTTGTTACATTTTGATACCTTATTTCATAAAAAGAAATATCAAGATCACTATTTTTACTTGGTGGAGTCCATGTTAATTTCATATGATTTTGACCGTGCATTTCTACCGCAAAATCTTCAACATTACTTGGAGCTTCAACTCCTCCTACAATAACTCTTGTTGTAGAAACAAATGTTGATTTAGAACCGATAGTATTTACAGCTCTCACTCTTACTTGATATTCTGCTCCATCAATAACATTTAAATGTTGATATTCTAATATCTTTCCTACTGCTATTTCCCTAAATGAATCTGATACAGTTGCACCGTTTTGATCTTTTGTTTGTTTTATTTGTACTTCGTAATTATCAACAAAACTATCTGGGGAAACTCCAATAGTTATTAATAATCTAGTTATTACGATTCCGTCCGCATATTCAATCAATTCATCATCAAGACTGATACTTGCAGGAGGACTAACTGAAAATGGATTTGGAAGTGTAGTATCTGGAATAGTAGCTACTTCTTGTTGTGTTCCAAAAGTATAGTATGAATCTTGATGCTCAGAACATTGTAAACTAACAGTATGATCAGAATTCAATGTTAATCCTTGTACTCTAAAAGGTTTAGCGGAAAATCCGGGAGTAGCATGCGTAATATTTACAATATCGCCAATAGATAAATCAAGAGCAGTTGCATCAGCTTTCACAGTTACATCAAGACTTGATCTTGATCTTCTTAATATTATTTCAGCCATTTCTTGTGCTTGGTATGGACTTGTAAACATAGGAAAATCAAATTTACCTTCTAATAATAATCCACCGTCAGCAGTTTTCATAGTTGCGTGTTGATCTGCACTTGATAATCCTGTTTCATCAACGGGCGGAAACTGTGCACTATCTGATTGATAATTTTTATCTGGATTAATAAAATTGACAATAACTCTATTATATCGTGAATTTTTATTTTTTGATGATACTTGAATTCCACCTAAAATGTTATCTTCAGTCAAGGTTATAGAAGCAGAACCTGTTGTTTCTACTAGGATTTTATATTTTCCAGAACTAAAATTTAAGAAAGCTCTACTTCCCTTAACGAATTCTTGAACATTCTCTATTGCTTTTTTTGATGTATCAACAACTGTATGACTATCCATTAAATCAATTGTACTTGCACCAGAAAAAGGCGTGATATCAGTATCGCAAACATCACCGGCAACTTGCCAATCAGCAAAATTAGAATCAAAATAACTATTAGGAATAGCCATTCCAAATCTATCATTTCTTAAGTAATCTAAAAGTTGATATACAGGATTGTCAGAATAGGCCCAGGTGCTTGAAGTATCTGCTCTATGTGATCCACTACCACCAGTAACTGTGCTATCTAAATTTGGATTATAAACTTTTTTTCCCTCTACTATCGCATTGACAGTAGGTAATGAACCAAATTTATCTGCGTTCCATTTAAATTTAATTGCTAAATAAGCTAATCCCCTTAATCTATGATTTGATGTCCAGGAACTTAAAGTACTCAACAAACTTGAAACATTTTGGCTATCACTTCCGAAATGTGGTTCACAAGTAATTAAACTTTCTGAATTTGCAGTATCAAAAAAATTTGCATCACTACTTGCTACTGTGATTTGTGTATTATCAGCTATATCTCCAGACCAAGTAACTTGATTATCATTTATAAATATTGATGTTATATCATTAATCTCGCCTTCACTAAGGACAATAGCCATATATAAAAATTCATTGTCAGTTCCAGATGTTTCTAAAAATACAACATTTCCGCCAACTTTTCGTGTTCCATATACGATAGGAATATGAGCATTAGCACTAAATTTATTTACTAAAACCCCTTTTGCATTGAGGTCCTGTTGCATATCCCCAAAATCCGGTATATCTGGTTGAGGATAGAGCCAACCTACAAAATCTTCTACAATATCAACGAATACATCAACAATATCCGTAACAAAATCAATTATTTCTTCAAATGGATTCCAACCGCCCATTTATAACAACCTCCAATTAGAACCCATATTTTCAAATCCTAATTTATAAAATACAGGATCAACTCCTAATCCAGAAGTTATTGATAAAACAATAGGCATATCTTCCGAAACACTTTTTACAGAATCAATTATTTGTTTTACTAATTTAAAACTTCTATGTTTTTGTTTTATATAGATCATTTGAATAATCATGATTTTAGTCTTACTAAACCAATATTCTGATTTATTAAACATACAAGTTCCAATTAATTCATTTGTATCTAAATTTTTAACACAAATAATTTTTCCTTTTTGTTGAATTGAATTGATAAAGAATAATAATTTATCTTTATCTATATCTGGATAATCACAATCAGCTAAATCGACTTCTTTATACTCAACCAATAAATTATATAAATCTGTGACATCTTTTTTTTCCCCTTGATATAAATGAAAGCTAGTCAAACTCTTCCCCATTTAATATCACGAACTGTTAAAGCTGCAAATTCCATTCCTTTATCACTACTAAAGAATCTTTGTTGTGAATTATCAGTAGTAGTTCTTCCTGCAGTTTTACTAAAATTACCCCAATGAGAAGTAATACTTAAAATTAAATTAGAAGTTGTTGTATTATCACTAATTTTATATTCGTCTATTGTCCCATAAAATAATAAAAAAGGATCAGATATTAGAGCATTATTTGAATCTAAAAAACCTCGATAAACAAAAACATTATCATTGATTATATTTTCATTAAGAGCGACAGATATATATGTTTGATCGACTCCAGATAAACTTATAGATAAAGTATTTTTTGTAGGTCTATTAGTTTCGTTGACTCCTGTAATACTTCTTAAATGTCCATTTGATAGATAAGTCCTCGATGTGCCTGATATATTAGAAGTTATATCAAAACTTGCATTTGTTAAATAAACAGGAGTTGAAAACTCAATATCAATTAATAATACAGGATCAATTATTCCTGTAGCTAACTCTGTTTTTACCGAACTCGATAATCCTCTTGC